CGTAGGAAGTTAAGAGCAGCTCTGCCACCATCTACACCATAGTTAAGGATTTCGTCTTCTAAGTGTTCTAGGTGAAGGTTCTTTCCACCCTTATCTTCTAAGAGTATTTCTGAAAATGACATCATTAATCTGCCATCCCATAAACAAAACCAGATATGTCCTTTGGGAAACTCTCTTTTACAGAAGCTATTGCAATATTAAAAAATTCAAATAATTTCTCAAATAGTTTAGCTCCCATTTGTTTTATCTTATCAAGTGCAGCTTTAACTTTTTTTATAATTTTTTCAAAAAGATTATTTAACCAAGTTGTTGCTTTTGAAGTAAGACCTTTCACCTTGTTAAAAACTTTTCTCATTATAGCAAATTCATCTAATTGTTCCATTTCTTCATTTAGATTAACAGCACTATTTGCAATTTTATCGTTACGCAGTTCATTAAGAATAATACCCCTAAAAGTATCAGTTCCTTCTGGAAGAGCTCTTATTACAGAGGCTGGACTCCCGTCTCCAGTTTTCCAAGCAGCAAAAATTTTAAGTTTTTTAGATATACTCTCGACCTCTTTAGATACTTTAGGATCATTACCAAAATTTGACTTTCCATCAGAAGTAACTGGAATGTTTTTTGTTATTGCGCCAGTATCAGGATTGAATTCCACACATATACTTGCAACAGACTTTTGGTTTGAGAATTTTTTGTAACCAGACATTGCTTCAAAAGTATACCATTTTCGAAAAATTGGATTCTTCTCAAAATTTAAATTTTTTGTAATTTCTTTATTTAATTCTGTATGAAATTTTTGACCTGTTTCAAACTGTTTAATATCTGATTTGGGTATATTGCCGATATCTACTTTACCAGTTGATATTTTTTTAGCTAAACCAGCAGTTAAATCTTTATTTTTTATCTTTGTAAAATTATCTTCAATCATTGACATTATTTTATCTATGTCTTTACTTGAACTCCTATCTTGTCCCATATATTCAAGTGCTGCATAAAATGTTGATATAGTTTCTCCTGTTCCACCAGAAGCTAGTTGTGAACCCCCAGCTTTTTTAAGAGATATATTATAGCTTGAAGTATACATATCTGTTTTAGGAGTTCCATTAGTTCCTCCCCACTCTAACCATGAAGAACTAAGATTTGCCTTTCCACCACCGCCGCCAAATTGTGTCATTGCAGTAGACATTTTTAATGTTTTATTAAAGGACGTTGCTACTTTAGAAGCAGATTCATCATAAGTGGGATAAAATTTTTGTGCAGCAGCAGAAGCAGCCTCATCAGTTCCATCCACAATTTTATTATACTTGTCTGTGATTAAACTTTCCCAATCAGCACCTCTAGGTTTAGGGGCGGCTTCTTTGTCTGATTTTGGCGTCCCTTGGCCAAACTCAATTTTTATAAGTGACGGAGTGTTTTTAGAAATCCAATCTTTAACTTCATCTTTTTTTGCTAAAGAATTACGGATTTTAATTTTCCCATCACTAGCATCACTACCAGCAAAAGCAATTTTACCAAGATTTAAAGACTTTAAATGTTTTAATAGTTTTTTAAGGTCTGCCTTCGGAAAATCTGTGTCAAAATCATCTATTTCTTTATTGTCATCAATAGAAATAGTAAAGGATTCGAATAAGCTTTGAACCTTATCTACAGATGGAGTGTATGATTCTGTCCTCGGCCGGATTTGGCGGACATATTGTTGCAGTGGCATAAATCTCTCCATATCCATAAAACGAAAATAGGGGCAATGATGCCCATCACTACCCCTATTTATACATAGTCTATATTATAATGTCAAGCGTTAAGTTGAAATAAGAACTTTCATATCATCAGTTGCCTTATCTTGAGGTAAAAAACCCATTAGAACGATAGGCCACACTTTAACTCCTTGTGCCTCGAATACGAGTCGGAGTTCTTCAAATCTATCAAAATAAGCTTGTCGCTTTGACTTAAAAGTTTGTTTTTTTGTTGGGGCTCCAACATGACCAATAATATAAGTTTTTTTACCACTTTTATGATATCGTTCAAAAGCTTCAACAATTGATCTCTTTTGATATCCTTCTTTCATCATAATGCCATACATATCACGATTATTATCATACTCTCCATCAATAACATAATCTACCTTAGAGTGGTTTTCAAGCCAATCAGTAGCTTTTATTTTTGATGAGTAAAACAAAAATGGTTGTGGTGTTTCACAATCTTCCATAACTTGAGATACAATTCGATTTCGTACATCAGTGCCTCGATTAGGATAAACCTTATTAAACTTGGCACGAATTGCGTCTTCTTTATTGGCAATTTTATTTGTTCTCACCTTATTAGATAAGAACTTCCTCATATCTGGTTCTTTATTCAAACGCTTTGGAAGTTGTTCGTTTTCTTGTGCTTGAACATCTTCTAAAGAATCTTCATCACCTTCAAGTAAAGTAAAATAATACTCTTTTTGATTGAGTAATCGAATAGCCTCTGAACGCCCATATCCGTATATGAGTTTATACAATTTCCCGTTGCCGTTCGTGTATACCTTAACACTAGGCGGGAACTCTTGAGTAGAAACACCATTACCAAAAGATAGTTTTATCTGTTCAATCTCTTCGCCGGTGTGTCCGTCACCCTCTTTACTTTCATTCTGGTTGATATCATCAATATAAATTTCGTCAAAACGAAGTCTAATTGTGTCTTTTGAAGTAACCCCCAAATGTGTCCAATCTGGTAATGGAACTGAGGATGTTGGTACAGAATCTAAAAATTCTGATAATGGAATTATAGCCATAATATTTTCCTTTTAGCTAGTGCTTGTTAGGTAGAAGAAGTTATACAAAATGCACAACTCAATCTGCAATTATTTATAATGGAGCCGGGGCCAAATTTGACATTGACATCTTCTTGTTGGGCAAGTTGTTTTCTTTAAACTACCCGGCTTATTATTCCTTATAATAACATAACTATTTGATATTGTCAAGCGTCTTTTCGACTCTTTCTAATAATTCATGAACTCTTTTTTTGTATCCCCAACCCAGTATTGAAGCCTTCTTACCCAGATCATATGGCGGTACTCTTCCATAACCATAATATTGCTCAGATGTTAAATCAATACGTTTACCATCCTTATCAACACACCACCAATGCCAAATATCTTCATCATCTTTAGCTCGATATAACTTAATGTTTTCTGTACCGAATACCTTCTGTAAGCAAGCAGATGCTGTGTGACAATGGCCGAACATCAACGAACCGCCTTTTATAGAATTACGTTTACGCCATTTATTTGGTATTAAATCTGGTGTAAGATTATCCACTATAATATTGGACACCAACTCTAAATTTTCTTTATCGTATGATATCAATGTCATCAGCGTTCATATTCCATGTTTCAAGTTCAGTACGAAGGCGTCCATCTTTATTGAGGTTTTCAAAACGATTAACAGCTTTCTTTCTCCACCAATCTACAACGCCATCAAAACTGTAACGGTCATAGTTATCCTTCTTGCGTAGTTCATCAGTTTCCATGTTCATATATTCTTTGACATTATCAAAACCATAGTCAGACATATACGCACGTTTCTGTTCAGTCAATCCTTTTGCATCAAGATAGGTCTGTACGAACTTAGCATAAGCATCATCGTCAACACCCTTGAGAGATGCCTTGATGATGCTTATCATCTTTGTCTGTGTCTTCAACTTACGACTTGAAGCTTCTGGATCAATCAATGGTTCACCGTTCTTGGACTCAAACCAATCTTTCAAACGATGGTAATTGTCATCATTGATGAGTGGCGCGAAGTCAGATACAGTTTCACCTTTATGACGTAGAAATGGTTTCATTCCATCATACTGCGAACTACTTTTAGTTGATCCATAAAGAGAGGTCGTCTCAAACATACAGAATGGGCCACCATACTTCTTATCCAAAGTATCCTTGGTGAGATGTGAACAGCAGATTGCAGCGAGTAATTTACCACCGAGATAGTTAAATCCAAATGGTTGTGTTGGCACTATGATAAACCCCATAATAGTAGAGTCATTGAAGCGTTTCATAACTTCTTTACTCATTGTATCTAGAGGTTTACCCAGAAACATATTGCGAGGTTTTGAGTTGATGGTAGGCGAACCAAGACGAATGAAACCAGCAATCTTGCCAGTATTCTTCTCATATACAACCCACTTGACAGACTTACCCGGCACAGATACTTCTACTGCATGTGAGGTGACAATCTCCAGATAGTTCACAAATATCTCATTCGATACTTCCCGACACTCAAACTCCATATCGTTTGGATGCATGGTGAAGTCATTGAACATATCATCTTGCGGGCCCATGCCCGGCAATGATGTTGGATAGTTTGACATTCTCTCAAGTTTAACCTTGCGAAGATAGTCATCAATCCTACCGAAACTGGAAAAGTAATCTACAAACACATTGGCGGCATACAACGCATCTTCTCTATTCAATATCATCCGAAAAAACTCTCCAAGCTTCCAACTTCATCGTTTTTCAACATCCAATGTAACTTATCAGTTATCACCCGAAGGGGTTCAAGAAACGACTTCTCATATTGTTGATTATAGTCAATTTTACCCATAATGTCAAGTTCCTTTGGGATTTTTGTGATAAAAGAAAATGCACTGGCCTGATAGATATTTGGTTCTTGCATATGAATAAACTTTACCTTATCACCCTCTTGAATATATGGATACTTGTTACCCAGTTTGTTTTTCTCCACCAAATGGTTGTATAGGATGGCTCCTTTAACATGAATTGGAGTCCCCTTCAAGAACAAACGATCTGTACCACGAAACTTCTTCACACCATTACATGAACGGGGATAGGCAATATCTTCTGGTGGCAATGCCATGAACTCTTCACGAAAATCTTGTATAAAGGTATTTAGCATCTTCTCATCACCGTCCATGATAAGCTTAATAGCTTCCTTCAACTTCTCACGACAGGGAGCAGGAGTACTGCTTTTAACCGCTTCGATGCCCATGACCTTGAGTTTGGGTTCCTTGAACCGCACACCTTCCATATCATACAGGTTTAGAATGTAACGCTTCTTGGCAGTCCAGATTCCCTTGTCAGCGATGGCCTCACGTCCCATCTCCATCTTCTGTTCGTATGCGTTGGTTACTTTGGCAAGTGCTTGATAACTTTTATCAATAAAAGGTTCCAACTTCTCTTTTGCAACCTTGTCCAAGAAATTGACAATAGTGTTAGTGTCTGTTCCCTCTTTGAACACGCTATTAACCAATTTGTCAAACGTAATGTATACGCTGTCTGTGTCCGAAGCAATAACGTAGTCCACGTCTTTCGTTTCCAAGATTTTGTTAAGATAAATGTTGAGACTTTTCTCAATCCAACGAATAGATAACTGACCAGATGTAGTAATTGCAGTGGCAACCAACAGATCAAAATAACGAAACCAATTGTTCCCAATAGCACCATATGCACTATTGAGAGAAATCTTCTTTGCCATTTGGATGTTGTTGTACCGGGCAATGTCATTAAGTAGAAATTTCTCCCCAGTGTTTTCATATTCCTGTTGAGCTTCGAGCATCCGTCTTTTATATTTGACACGATCATTGTATATACCTTCCATTAATTGTGGCAGAAATCCACGAACATCCTTGCGAAAGAATGCGCCATTCGGTGTCATACAATACTCAGTGTCATTACTGACCTTGCCATCTAGTATTTTATCAACCATACCTTCTACAGGCTTGATACCGCCATTCACCAAAGTTTCTGGTGAGATGTTGTATTGCATGATAAGGTGAGGATATAGCGAGTTCAAGTCAAATGACATAACCCATTTATGCATACCCACAAGTGGGTCTTTCACATAAGCACCTTCGAATTTCTCAACCTTCTTGTGATCTTTTTTCTGAGGAATCACAATGTTCCTCTCACGCAGATAGTTGTAGATAAGAATGTCCCAATACCGCACAGTACCAAGAACATCAGTGAAGTTGACCTTTGCGTCATACGCCATCGTCAGCGTAAGCTCCATCAATTTCAACTTGTCTTCCAGATTGTCAACAATCTCCACGTCTTGAATGTTGTATTCGATGAACGACTGATAATCCTTGGTGTACCACTCACGAAATGTTTCAAAGGGATTACCGTCCTTACGTTCACCAAGCTCGACAAAAGCAATGTGGTCAAGGGTGTATCGTTCCTGATTAGTGTATGTAAACTTTTTATAGAGGTCAAGGTAATCTAGTGCAGAAATACCGTCAAGAGTGTATGTTTGATGAGTTCGACCCATCTTATATACCTCACGGGCAAACACGTTCTTCCAAGGGGACAGACGTTTTGTCTCTTCCTCATCAAAGACGTTACGAATACGATTGACAAGATAGGGAATATCAAAGAACTCAGTGTTCCAGCCAGTCACAATATCAGGTGTGTTGTTCTCCCAGAATGCTAGGAACTCTTTTAGAAGATGCACTTCGCTCTCGCACTGAATATATTCTACATCATTGCGGTTAGTTGTGAACTCTCCGATTCCCCAGACATTAATGAATCCTGTTTGAAAGTTTTTAATAGTGATTGACAGCATAGGTTCTGCTGCATCTTCTGGTTTGGGGAAACCGTTCTCGCACTCCACCTCAATATCAATGGTGTACATGAGCATCTGTTCCAAGTCCCAATCAACCTGTTTAGGATACTCATCAGCAATCCAGCAATAGGGATACTGTGTATTACCATAGATTATGTCTTTTTGGTTCTCACGGTCAGAAACCCACTGTTTGGCTTCCTTAATCGAATGAAAGTGATGTGGGAGAACACTCTGACCATCCAGAGTTTTGTAGCCAGACTCCTCACAGGTCTTGACTAGATCAAATAGTGTGGGTTCATATTTGACTCTGCGAGTCGTGCGCTCTCCATCCTTAACCTCACGGACAAGAATAGAATTACCGTATTGCAATACGTTTGTGTAGAAGTTCATATAGAGACTATATCAGGTTTGAGTAGAATTGTCAAGGGTCCAATTGTCACGATTCATATACATCTTCAAAATTTCTTTAGTAATGCTACGATCCTTACCTTTGATCAGTGGTTTTGCAG